TTGGTCTTAAAAAGTTTGTATTTGTAGCTGTTGAAAAGGTTTATCCTTTTAATATCGGTGTTTATGAACTTGACGAGGAAACAATACAAGAAGGCTTACAAGTACAAAAAGAATCGTTAAAAAGAATAAAGTCCTACGTAAAATCCGGAATTTGGCCTGGCTATAACAAGCCTAATGAAGGAATTAAAACTATTAGCATACCTTATTGGGCATTTAAAAAATGACTTTAACTAATCCTGAAATAGAGACACAGTCTCCAAAAATTCGTTTTATTTTTGCTTTACAAAAAGCACAAAGTGAATTTCCTTCTTTAGTGAAATCTAAGCATGTTGATAACGGTAAATTTGGCTATGATTATTTACCTTTAGAACAAATGCTTTCTTTAATACAACCTGTTTTACATAAAAATGGTTTTCATTTATCTCAACTTTTTGGTTACACGCCAACAAGTCAAACCTTAATAAAAACTAAATTAGTGCATATTGGTGGCCATGAAGAAGTAAGTGAATTACCTTTATTTCTTCCACCTCGTGATTTACAAAAGAAAAATGAAGCTCATGTTTGGGGTGGTGCTGTTACCTATCAGAGAAGATACAGTATTAAATTAATTCTTGGTCTTGAAACTGATATGGATAATAATATGGAAATTGAAGAAGAAAAGCCTAAAAAAGAAAAGCCAAAACCACCTGTAAGTCAAAAATCTACAACTTTTGTTTTAGCTAAAAAAGCTATTGAAGATTGTAAGCAGCTTAAAAAACTTGATTCTTATACTGATTCTTTTAGCGATAGATTAAATGAAGGCAAAATAACAAAAGAAGAATATAGTAAATTAACTGATTTACTAGAAGCTAAATATGTAAATTTAACTGAACAAATAAATAGCTAATGGATAAACAGTATTTAACTACAAAAGATCTAGCTTTTAGATATGGTTTAAAACCTGCAACCATTAAAAGTTGGCGAGATAAAACTAAAGCTGGTAAACAAACAGGTCCGTCCTGGTATACATTACCAAAAACACATTTAGCGATCGGTCATTCTCGAGTTCGCTATGAGCTTCATCAAGTTTTGGCTTGGGAAGAAGCACACAACATTACACCAATTCATTCATTTTAAAAATTATGGCTTATCAAGAATTTGATCCAGCACTTACTCTTCCTGTTAACTTTACAGTTAGAGATAATCCATTTGAAAACAGCAAACAAAAATATCCTAAACAGTTGCGTTTGTTTATTCCTTTAAGTTCAATTGATGAATTTTGTAACCACATAAAGGCTGTTGCAAAAATGAAAATTGAAACTGGAAAAGTATATGACATGCGAACAAACGAAAGAGAAGAAGTTGAAGGTATTTATTTAAATGGAAATGGTAGAAAAAATACTTTTGAAGATGATGAAGATTCATGCTTCGGAACTATAAATCCTAGAAGAATTCAATTAGTTGATGAAACAGAGGAGATTCCTTTCTAATGGAAAAAAATTACTGGTTTTTAACAAATCCTACTTTAAAAGCTGCTTATGAAGAAGCTGATGCAGAAGGAAAAAAATTTATGGAAATGACGGATAATGTTATTCGTCAAAAACCTAAAGAATGGCAGTTAAAATTTGCAAAATCACCGACTGCAGAAGCATTTCAAATGCTTAAAAAAGAGTTTGAAGAAGCAGCACGAATAGAAGAACTTTTATCTAAATTAGAAAAATCTGAACCGGCCTTAAAAGATTTAACTTTTCAAGAAAAAAAAGAGTTTTATAAAGCAGCTGCTATTGAACAAAGAAGATTACTTTTTCAAGAACCATGGTTATTACGAAAATTTAATCCTGAAAAACGTATGGAAATATTAGCTGAATATACGCCTGAACAACAAGCAAATATGAAAGCACGAATGGATTTAGAAGATGACTTTAGAAAAGAAAAAAGAAAGGGGTTTGGATAATGAAATTAAATGAAAATCAATTTTTCCTAATAGCTGTTTCGCTAATTGAAAAAAAGCAAGCATTGTTAAAAAAAACAATGGATAACTATTGCATTGAATTAATTAACGAAATAGACCAACTATTAGATGAATTAGAAAAAAGTAATCCTGAATTAGAAGGAATAATTGATCTTATTTATAAAACTCAAAATTATTTATTATGACTGAAAAAGAATATGATGCTGCAATGTCTCAACTAAATGATCGTTATTTAAAAGAGTCAACAATGACTAACGAAGATTATTTACGAGATAAAAAAGCTATTGAAATTGAATACTTAAAAACTAAATTTAATTCGGATTAAAAAAAATGAGTTTTACCTTTAATACTGGTCAAACTTATACAGATACTTTCTTAAAAGGATTAGCCGAAGGTGTTTATATCAATGAAACTCTTGATAAAAGAAGTGAAATTGAAAAACTTTTTGGCCTTTCTGAAAAAGAAATATTTGATAAATATGGCATAAGTTTTACTAAAAACAAAATATCATTTCATGGACAAACAACTTATACTATAGAAAATGATGCAGAAGCATTAATTTATTTAATTAAAAATGGTTTTCTTAAATATGTTAGGGGAAAGGAAGTTTGGCATGACGAAGCTATTGAACAAGGTTGGAAAAATGCCTGGACACCTCCAAAAAACTATGAAGCACCGAAAAAATCAAAAGAATTAGGTCATGTTTATTTTGTTGAAAGTCAAGGCTATCACAAGATTGGTAGAGCTACAGCTGCAAGAATAAAAATTAGAATTAAAGAACAACAACCTGATAAAGTTTTAGCAGTTAGTCCTATTACAAGTAAATTTAAAACACTAGAAAGAAAGCTACATAAAATGTTTAAAGATAAAAGAGTTCTTAAATATGAAGTTTTTAGAAATCTTAATAAAGATGATATAAAAGTAATTATGAATGAATTAGGCAATAAAATTAACGTAGATATTTAGATTTATGAAAAAAACTAAATTTCCTGAAAATCCTTATATTGGTAGAATTTTTTATGACGGTGAAAAAACCTATGAATATATAACTAACCCTTTTTATAAACAGATTCCAGGAGTAAAACCGCAACCTTGCTGGATTGATATTTCACTAGAACTAAAATGAAAAAAGTACATTCTTCAGTTAAATTACAAAGATTAAAAGATATTAGGCGAAAAAATTTAGAAAGAAACTTTTTAGATGTTCAATTAAAAGGTCAAGATCACTATGTTTTTATTAAAGAAAATGGTAAAGCCCAAGTAGTTTATGAAGAGGGTCGTTGGGTAAAAGAGCATATAAGAACAGCAGTTCTTAAATTTAATTATGAAATTGATAAAATTGATAAATTATTAATTCGTGATTTTACTGAAAAAGAAATTAACCAATACGAAAAAGCTTTTTTATAGGATTAGTTTTTTTCTCTTCAGCTAAATTTTTTTTAACTAAAGCAGCTTCAAGTTCAATTAATCTTCCGAGCATTGAAGCAAGAAAAACATCTTGATCCATTTGATGTCTTACCAAGTGAGTGCAATATCTTTTAATATTGTCATAATCTTCACTTTGCATAATGTCTCTGCATCTCATTTCAACAGAAAGTTGAAGTTCAGGAGGTGCTTCTTCAATTTCAATATTTAAAAATTTTCTCATTGTCTTACAGGAAATAATTGTTTTTCCAAAATATCCACTGCACGATCATCGAGACTATTTGAGGTTTGTTTACAAATAGCACGTAAAAGATCAACTACTAAACGTTTTACAGTTGTAGTTGTAAGAAACGTCATTAGTATTGGTTTTAAAATTTTAATCATAAAAAATGTGTGTTACTTTCCAAACATAACAATTTTTGCTAAATTTGCCATAAATACAGTTTTTTTATGGAAGAAGATAAAGAAGAAAAAGAAGGCACAGATTGGGCTGAAATTTTTGGTCATGCAGTTAGATTTATGATCTTATGCTGGTCATTAGCAATGATGACTTTAGGTTACATGGATAAAATTCGAAATGACGGAGCTTTTTTAGCCGGTCTCACGAGTGGGGTTTTAGGCAGTTACGGTATCTCTGTTAACAAAAAGAAAAATGCAAATTCACCTAAAATGATTGATAATAGTAAAAACAACGTAGGAATCAAATGAAAAAATTATTAACTTTACTTTTATTTTTACCTACGGCTGCTTTTGCAGATATAACCTCTTCAATAAGTTCATCTGTAAAATTAGAGGTTTCAGCAGCGGCTACAGCAGCAGATAGAATTGGAAATTCATATAGTGTTTCAGGAACTGGTGTTACAACTACAGATGGAACAACTGCCGGAAGTCTTGGAGGTTTAGGTGCAGCAACTAATGGCGTAAATGCTTATACACCAATTACAGCTAGTCAGCTCACTGATGGCGAATCTTTTTCGTACACTGTTTCACACACTACAGGCGATACTATATCAACAAGTTTAACTACAGGCGAAGTAAGTGCTTTTGGAGATTTAACCAGTACTTCAGGAGGTACAGCAACAAATTTAGCTGGAACAGTAGATAATCATGTAATTACAGTAACTGCTGGATCAGCTGGAACTACTGCAACAGGTCAATATGTGACAACAGTAACTGTAGATTAATGAATTATGCGAAAGCTTTTTTTATTAGTTTTTTTATATGTTTTACCAGTTAATGCTAATATCGTTCCAAATTTTGTTCAGGGTAGTATGCAAAGTACAACGAATACTCAGAGCACTATTACAGAAAGTATTACGAGTACAGATTATTTTGGCAATTCGTATGAATATACAGTTACAGGAACTGGAATTACTACAGATGGTGCAGTTTCACCTCAAACAACAACAGTTACAGGAACGACCTCAGGGCAATCATATAATTATACAGGGTTAGATTTATCAAATACAAACAAGCCACAATTTACTTTAGTAAATCCAACTTCTGGAAATTCTTTTCAATATACAGAGACATATCGCGGTCCAGGTGGAATTTCAAACATAACATCAATAACAAGACAAATATCAACAGAATCAGTTACTTCTACTACCTCTGTATTTTCGCAATAATTTTAAGTCCATTTAAAGTTTTTGCTAATGCTGTAAGTCAATCAAATTCAGGTTCAGTTACTAATCAAAATTGGAATGTAAATAACGGAAGTTTTCATACAAATCAATTTGGAGGAGGCATAGTTTGTCAAGGAGCAATGATGACTATTACACCATTTACTACATTTAATTCAAATTATAGAAAGCCTTATAGAGACTATTATAAAACGCCTGTTTATGATGAAACTGATATTGTGGGAGATTTTGATGATAATGGAAATCCAATAGGAGATGGTACTCCTGATAATCCAGGGGTTATACTTTATGAACAAATAAATTATTCAGGTACAAATAAAGATAGTTATGCTTTAGGAACTGGAATAACATTAAATTTTTCAATACCTTTAGATAGGCAATATACAAGACAATGTAAAGAAGCTGCTCAAGTTCAAAATGATATAAATAAACAAAAACTTAAAAATTTAGAACTTGATTGGCATTTCGCCAGATTAAAACATTGCGGAGAGAAAAAAATTGCTGGAATCCAATTTACTAAAGACAGCCCTTACTATAATTTATGCAAAGATATTGAAATTGTACCGCGTAAAAATCAAGTTATTCCCCATCAACATTCTTTGACTTCCGAGAAGTAGCTTTTTTTATAGCAGTTTTAACAATATTTTTTAAAAAATTTACCAATAAAGGAGATGTAGCAGCCGTAATTGCAATAAGGCTAGTATTGATAATAAGAGGAGGAGATGGTATCCAACGATCAACAAATCGAGTTTCTTCGAATAAGGTAATACAGGTTTTGCCATCTTCAGAAATTTTATGGCCTACAACCTTTTCTAACCTATCTTCTGATGCATACATACCCACTCGTAAATCTTTGTCACCTGGACATTTAATAAAAAACTCTTCTTCTTTTTTTTTAGGTAATTTAGGTTTTTCTTGTTTATATTCAGGCTGTACTTCTTTTACTTCTTCTTTTTTATCTTCTTTTACTTCTGTAATTTCAATTTTTCTTCGATCATATAACATTGGTTCAAAAGTTGGCATTGACCCGTGTGGACAGCTTATCGAAGTTCCGCGAGGATCATCTTCGTAAAGCGCTGTATTTTTAATAGAAGCATCTCTATGCTGTTTATAACAACCCGGTAAAACTAATGAAGGTAAAGGTACATTTAAAACATTATAAGGATTATTATCTGGAATATTAATTACTGGAATACTAATATCTGGAATATTAATATTAGGTATTTCCATTTACAAAGGTAAAGAAGGACCTGTTATTTTTGGCATTTCTAAAGGTATTTGTTTTTTCATTTTTTCAGTTAAATCGTTCATTAATTTATTTTTTAAATCTCTTTCAAATTCAGGACTTTTCATATATTGAATGGCAACAAAACCAAAAGCAGCCATTGACCCAGATAACAATAAAGACAATAATGAGGCTACTTGGCAGATACGATTAAACATGATTAAATTTGCAATTTTAAAAGCACTATCTTTTACAAGTGTGCTGGTATTACTGCTTATTGTAGCCCTATCCCCTCTCTACGTCACTATGGGGTTAATGACAAGGCAAATGCACGAAAAGGTTAATTAATCAGCAGGGTCGGGTTCATTTCCCTCTGCCTTCCAATCAAGATATTGTTGATATAAAGAGCTTTCTGGATTGAAATTTATAAAATATGTTATGCCACCCTCAGTAAGCTTTACTTTATCAACAACTCCTGTGTCTATATTTTTAGTTAATTTGTATTTAGCCATAATTAAAGTTCTGCACTATAACCTATTCTAGCACTAGCATTATTAAGTCTTAACAAAGCTATTTGGCCTGGAGTCATTCCACTTAAACCATCACTAAAACTTAATTCCGCTTGTAGAAGTCTTTCATTTCCACCTCCTATCGCATCTGGGTATCCATTTGCCCCACCAGCTTGAAATACTCTAAAATAATCTGTTCCTCCAACTGAGTAAATATCAGGAATTGTACGCATTGATACTGGAAAATGAATCATGGCTCTTGCATTTGATGCTGTGTAAATAAACATAGCAGCAACAGTATCATTATTGTCTACAGAACCATCTGCTACCATAAGAAAATATCTTTGACATAAAGCAAGCTCCTGTGCAAATGACCTGTGTTCAAAATCTGTTGCTACGCTACC